CTGGCTTGCACAAATAAGAATTATTGCCCGTGATCGCAGGGCACACATACAAGAATACAGGCACTGGCTAGACGCCACCAAGGCAGAGCGCAAAGCCGCTCAGGACCAATCAAATCAAGGCTCACCCAATGCTAACTAAAGCATGTCATGGACTTATCAACACGAAATTATCGAAACACTTCCTGAAGAATGTGTGGGCTTCGTATACCTGATAACAAATGTCATCTCTGGACGCAAATATATAGGCAAAAAATTAGCCAAGTTCGCCAAGACCAGCTACAAAGTAGTTAAACTCAAGAACGGAACTAAGAAAAAAAAGAAAATACGTAGCAAGGTCGACAGCGACTGGCGTGATTATTATGGGTCAAACCTAGAATTAAACGCTGATGTATTGAAATTAGGCAAAGAAAACTTCACTCGAGAAATCCTATATTACTGCATATCCAAGGCGCAATGCTCTTACATCGAGGCCAGAGAACAATTTACTCACAAAGTTTTAGAATCAAAAGACTATTACAACGGCCAGATTAGTGTCCGTGTACATGGTTCGCATATACTCAAAGGCTAATAATTCAGGCTGTTTAATCGCCAAATAAGCCCGCACAGGCGTTGACATTGTGCCCTGAATCCGTTCTGATGTGTGACGGTAAGGTGTATCTGCTTGGCGACAGACCAGTAAACTACTACCCGCAAGGATGAGGATGGGATACGCCTATAACCCGTTTAGTTTATGAAAAAACAATTAGAAAGGCTAAAAGAGGGAGAAATACCCACGGCTTTGTGTATGTTAGCGTATATGCAAGGACCCGCCGTTGTATAAAGACTCAGCTCGAGGTACCGGACAACCGCCTCTGTAACTGCTGTAACGCTAGTGTGACATGTTCAACTCAGATAATGTTAGCATTTTTGCCCGCCAGGGCAAAGTGTGACTGAACAATCTAGATAATATTTAAACTGCTTCGCAGTTAATTGTGTACTACTGTTAAGAAAGAAAGAAAAGTTCGAGCGAAAGCGATGAACAGATGAACGTAGTTCATCTTGATACTGTATAAATATGTCATAATGGAAAAATCTATATGAAAGTGTTGGATATTATTCTTGAAGGTGCCACAGCCGAAACTGGCGGATACGTGTGGAAATTTCTTGGCAAGCAAACTGCCCAAGCCGCATTTGGTCGTGAAATTGCCAGAGACATAGCTCACCAGATGCTGAATAGATATCCTAAACGAGGTCTTCCAGTGGATCGCATGGAATTTGATCGACTGTTGGATGCTAAGATCAGTGCCAGCCCTTACAAAACCGACACTGCGTTTATTGAACAGGTAGAAAAAGACACGGTAGGTTACTTCAACAAGGAGTACGCAGCCTGGAAGAAAACTGCGGGTGGTGGCAAAGTTGAACCCACCGCAGGTGACGTTGCTGGTGCAGGAGTCAAGAAGGCCGCTGCCAAAGCCAAAGCCAAGTGGGAAACATTGGGCTCCAACGGCTTGGTCAGGGCTTGGTCAGCAGGCATCTTTGTGTGGCAAACATCAGATGTTATTGAATTTATAAACTTGTATTGGAAGCAAATGGATTGGGCTCTAGACAAACTTGCAGTGGGCCCAGATGCCAAAGCTGCCGATGGCAAAGTTGGGTTTACTCTTGAAGAGTTTCACGTGTATCACAAGCAAGTGTTAAGCGAGTTAGCCGCTGACTTGTTGGCAACTTATCCGTCGTTTTGGTACAAAATTCCAGTATTGGGGTGGCTGTTCAAACTTACTGGTCTTGTGGGCAGAACAGTATGGATGACATTTTTGGACACACATGCGTTTGGCAACGATACCACACTGAGAAAATACATAAACAATGTCATGCTGTGGAAACTCAATGCGTTCCTGCCCGTATTTGATGACACTGTCACGGTGGGCAGTGTGATTGGACAACCACTGGTGTTTACTGAAGATTTTTTCAAAAAATTGTGGGTTAATTTCTTGAAGGGAACAGTTTATCAGGATTCTGATATACCAAGCTGGGCGTTACCTGACCACTATCCCAATCCAAACAATCCAGCGGATGTTGCCGCAAATAAAAAGAAACAAGGCAACAAAACATCTCCAGCAGATGCTGACAGTCAAGACGGCACCGATCCTAACAAAACTGATACTACCGGTGGCAACAGACTACCCAATAAAAATCCCAATGGTGATTGGGAAGATATGGGCAATGGTTTTGAAGTCAATCGCATAAGCAATCATGTGCGTGTGAAACGCTATTAATTACAACAACGGCATGTTTGACTCTTTGGTCATTTCAATGTTTTCATTAATGACTGAATAGATTGCTTGACGATCCTCGTGGCTGTACACATGCAGTAGTTCATTTACTGTGACTCCTCCCCGCATGTACCAGCTGATTCTAAACAACTCTCGTTTGAATTCTTTGGCCTGGTTGTCCAGCCTAATTAGTTCTTCAAATATCTCTTCGGAGGAGGATCTAATTAGGCGTTGTCGAAAAAACTGGAGTTGTCAAGTTCTATGTAAATTTTAGACTCAGTTTCGCACTTTTCACATTTGGATGGCCAAGTGGGCATGTCCCAAGATGTTCGATTGTTTTCAACATGTTTTTTGAGTTTTTCAAACACACTCTTGTCACAATTTTTCAGCCACTCTTCAATATAAACCGGATCAGTTACCAGTTGATTTCCTACTTCCACAGCTTCCACACTTTTCGAAAATATTTTTTGTTGCGTCACTGACAGTTCTTCAAACAGTTCTTTGAACAATCGTTGTTTTTCAGTAGCATCTTCAATTTGATCTACTTGATTTAATTTTTGTTGTAAACTGTAATTTTCCAAACTGAAATCAGTGGATTCTTTAAATGTCAACGGTTTAGTTTTGACAGTTAATCCATCCAACTCCAATATATGATTGTAATGGCAATGACCATAATGTTCTACCACGTGGTTTAAATCAATGTCAAAGTCATTTTCAGTTTCGCATTCCGCACAAGTTTGAGTTACTGATAACTCGTTCCCGTATGTGGCAATGCGTATGGCAGCATACACTAGATTGGTATCCAGTGTGGTTAACGACCAAGCATCTTTGATGCTGGGGCAACAACTTTGAATTAACTTAACAGTGCTTTCGCCCGACATCAATGCATCAGGAGTCTTTAGAATAATTTCATCCATGCCAGTCATGCCATAAACTGGTATGTTTTCAAAAGTTCCTGACAACGACTCTGGGCTATTAAAAACCCCCTTGCTGGGCAATGTGATGTAAATTTTTGGTTGTCTAAAAAACTGTTGTAAGGGATTTTGGGACATATTTAACTCCTGATAAATATAATGTATAGCTATTTATATACGCATATTTTTGGGATTTTTTTTTATGGCAGATTTAGATTACGGGCAAATGGCATCCAAGTTCCTCGAAGCACTAAAAGAATTGCTGGGCAACAATTCAGAAGCTAAGAAAACCGACGCTCCTGTTAGCGCACCAAATAGCAACCCTCTGGAACTTTTTAATAAAGGCGCCAAAGATTTTCTTGGGTTAATGACAACCGAATTACCACAGCTTGCTAGTGGATTTACTAATGTTAAAAACGCCACAGACGCTGCCAAAACTAGCTTAGAGGCTGTTGCATCCCTAGGTGGTCCGTTAGTCAAGGCAAGTTATAAATTTATAGAAGAATACAGGGATCTTGCCAACCAAGCAAATAAAATTGGTATAGGTCAGTTAGATTACTCAAAGTTAACTGAAGAAGCACAAAAAGCAGGATATAAAAACGGCAAAGACTATATTGACCAATTAACTAAGACTGCTGGCAACAGTTTAAAAACTCTTGGAGAGTCTAATGAACAAAGTTCTAGAAAGTTTTTAGAATTTGCCAAAGATGCTCAAGGATCTCCACAAGCACAAAAGTTAAAAGGACTAGCTGGAGTAAGTCGTGAAGAAATTGCACAAATTGCGGCCATTGCGGCTGGCGGTAAAACTACTCAGCTGGATTCAAAAGAAGGCCGTGAACAATTGCTGGCAGAAACTGCCAAGATGTCCAACAACATTGAAAGGCTAAAAAATGTCACAGGGCAAGATCGAGGACTGATTATTGCAAACATGCAAGAGTATAACAAATCTGCTAGGGGACAACTGGAACTACAAGCCGCCGGCAACGATCAAACTAGAGATGCGCTACAACAAAGTAGAGTAGCAACTGCTGGATTAGGTACAACCATGCAAAATATCACCAGTACCATTGTGGCTGGTGGCGCTCTCAACAAAGATCAACGAACACAGTTGCAAGTTTCCACTGGAGGTCGTGCG